CATTATCCGAAGATGCAAGTCAGTGAAGTTACATTAGTTAATGTGGCGTGAATATTGTTTTGAAATCTCAAACCAGTGTCACCAATGTAAGTTTCAATTACTGCTGTAGCTGAGCCTGGAGTATCAAGATCTAGCAAAGTTGCACCAGTGCTAGAGTCTTTTAGAACAATACTTCCTGCGGATCCTGCACAGACAGCGTGTATAGCTATCAGTCTTGCGGGACCAGCGGAAACATTTCCCGTAGCAGTTACTTTAGCCGATCTATAGTTAATCATAACTTACTCCTTACGCAGGTCCGTCAGCGTATGTTACGTCTCTATCTTGAGCACCCATCATGTAATCTAATGTGGTCACTTTTTGACCTGTAGCATCACCTGACACACTCATTGCCATCATCTTCATGTTTGCTGTTGGAATAGTTGAAGTAGTTGTTCCTGCTGATTTTC